GTGCCTGAGAATCGTCCGACTGTTCGCACGGTTGAGCGTGACGCTGATGGCCGTATCTTGACAATCACCGAAAGGGTTGAAGAGTAATGGCAACAGGACTATCGGCTTATCTTTGCAACTCGTTCCTTGACGCGCTCGGTAACAACACTTCTTACGCTGTCACTCAGGTTTACATCAAACTTCATGTCGGCGATCCAGGCGCGGCAGGAACATCCAACGCTGCGACCGAAACGACACGCAAAATTGTTTCGTTCGGTGCTGCGTCCGCTGGTGCGATCACATCTGATGCCGATATCAGTTGGACGAATATCGCAGGTTCGCAAGACGCAACACACTTCACCGCTTGGGACAATATAAGTGCCGGCAACTTCTTGTTCTCTGGCACGATCACAGGCAACGCATACACAGCTGGTGACACCTACACGATCTCATCTGGCAACCTGTCTGCATCACTAACAGTCGCAAGTTAGTTGCCCGCGATGGCGGTGAAAAGATTCCTGCTCGACACGAGCGAACTGAACGACGCCACATACGGGTTGGATGGATTCAGTCCACCGTTCATTCTTGACACATCTGTTCTTGATGGCAACGGTCTTCTTGACGGCGCAGAGTTTCTAACAACTGCGACCGGCACAGCGACACTCGGCGGACTATCGGCAACCGCGACATCGACCATCGCACACTTTGTCACCGCATCAGCCGAACTCGGTGAACTTGTCGCCGAAGTTGCACAAGTCATCGTCACAACCGAAGCGACAGCCGAAGCACAACTCGGCGGACTTGCTAGTTCGGCAACTGCAACTGTCGTGCTACCTGCAACCGCATCGGCTGAGCTTGGCGGTCTTACTGCTTCGGCGATAACAGCGGTTGAACAGGACGCGGTCGCCACAGCCGACCTCGGCGGACTTGTCGCTACAGCCAACTCAATACCGACACCACCAGAACCCGAACCAGAACCGACACCTGTTGGCGGTCGACAATACGCTGCACCACGACGCAAGAAGATCGAACCCGAACCAGTATCTATTGAGATACCTGTCATCCAACCGAAACGACGCTACGCGGTTGTCTCAACATCGTTGAACGGAATGCAAGCACAAGCGACAAGCACAATCACATTCAGCATCTTGGACGATGATGCTGAGGTATTGTTGTTGGTCTGAGGTAACAATTATGCCAATCACAAATGGATCTATTGCAGTCGGAACGGCTGCCACACTTGTCAGTCACGCTGGAGTAAATCCAGGCACTTTGCACATCAGCAATCTTGACAATACCGACACAATCTTTATTGGTGGCGCGACAGTTGTCGTGAACGCTGGTCATACGTTACCGAAAAACGGATCCGAAGACTTCAATATCTATCCAGGTCAAAGCATGTACGCAGTATCAAACAAAACAGGTCACTCAGTAGCGTTCACACTCATCACGCCATAATGCCTTACTTCATTACCGACAAGTCACCAGATTGTTCTGGTTGGGCAACCATCAAAGAAGATGGCGAAGTCATCGGCTGTCACACAACGAAACAAGATGCAGTCGATCAGATGATCGCGGTGTCTGTTGCCGAGGACATGGAACCTGGTGGTGAACGCGCACCTGCACCACCGAAGGATCAGATCACAGGCAGCGACAAGAACCCTGCTGGTTCGGCTGCAGGTAAACAAGGTGGGATTGAAATCAATGAGACAACTGAAACTGCGTTGAAGAATAAAGTCACCGATCACAACGAGAAGATGGATGCAGATGATCGGCCTGTCTGGACTCGTGTGACGCTCGGTGTATTGAAGTCTGTGTATCGTCGCGGATCTGGTGCGTACTCGACATCGCATCGTCCTGGTGTTAGTCGAGCGGCTTGGTCGATGGCGCGTGTGAATGCGTTCTTATACTTGAGTCGCACTGGTCGTCCGCAGAATCCGAAGTACATCACCGACAACGATCTGTTGCATGTTGATCATCCGAAACATTCGGCGGCTGACCGTGCGTTGCCAGACAACTATCGTCCAGCACTCTCACCTGATGTTCCTGAAGGTCGTGCTTGCGGGAACTGTGCGTTCTACGACGAAGACAATGTGCAAGGCGAAGGTGACAATCTGAAAGCGTATTGTACGAAGTGGGATGATTATGTTGACGGCGGATTCTATTGCAACGCATGGCAACCACATGAAGAAGAAATGGAAGAAGAAGAAGAAGAATCAGTTCGGCAGGTATCTCTTGAGATACCTGTCTATATTCGCACCGCAGCAAGAAAAGGATTGGACTACTACGGTCAGGGTCTTGCGGGTGAAGGGCTGGTCGATCGAACCGTTCGTGAAGCACGAGACATGGCAAGAGGCGACATCACCGAAGACAAAGTCATCCGCTCGAACGCGTGGGCGCAACGACATGCCGTAGATCTAGACGCACCAAAGAACTCGGATTCGACCAACGACGAGTTCCCTGGTGCGGGTGCGGTCGCACATTACCTGTGGGGAATCAACCCGCTCAACCCGCAACCGGCACGAGACTGGTTCGAACGCAAAGCAAACCAGATCAAAGACGAACGAGGATTGTTCTCGTTCCATCGCGCCAAGACTGAATACTTTGCTAACATTCCAGGCATGGAAGACAACAAGGTTGAGACACGCCGCATTCATGTCAACGAGTTTGAACTTCGCGCAGGTCCAACAGGTGACGGAATGTCATTCTCAGGATATGCAGCAGTCTTCAATTCTGATTCTGAACCGTTGCCGTTCATCGAGCGAATCGCACCAGGTGCATTCCGCAAATCGTTGAAAGGTCGCAACACAATCAAGATGTACATGAACCATGACTCGTCGATGCTTCTCGCTTCGACACGGTCAAGGACTTTGCGACTTGAAGAAGATTCACGAGGTTTGTTGGTGAACGCCGATCTGCCAGACACAACTGTCGGCCGTGACCTGAGTGTTCTGATGCAACGCGGCGATGTTGACTCGATGTCGTTCGGCTTCTCGGTTCCTTCAGGTGGCGACAAATGGTCAGATGATGGCATGACCCGCGAACTACGCCAAGTCCGTTTGCATGAAGTGTCGGTCGTAACAGGCTTCCCTGCCTACAAAGCAACTTCGGCAACTGTTCGTTCTCTTGACATCCTTGCCGAACGCACAGGTGTTGACGCAGACAAGCTCGCTGAGGCGATCACAATGCTCGAATCTGGGAACACTTTGTCGGATGAGTCAGCCGAACTGCTGTCGAGTGCGGTCAGTAAACTTCGTGCCGAACCAGCCAAAGTCCCTTCGTCGGTGAACTTGTTGACAAAACATCTTGAACTGTTGAAAAAGTTCTAGATTCTCGTCTATAGTTCATTCTGTCGGTAAGCGTCCCGCTACGACTAGAGATTGGTCAGCGTCCCGCGCCATCGGAATACAACTTCCTGCGCACCACCAATCAACTACTACTCATGGAGAAATCATGAAACAATTTATTGAACAACAAATGGCACAACGCGCAACAGCGTGGGAAGCCGCAAAGAAGATTCTTGATGTTGCAACCGCCGAAAAGCGTGACTTGTCAGCAGAAGAAACACAGACATATGAGCGCATCAGCAAAGAACTTGACGAGCGCACAGCAACAATCGAGAAGCTCCGCGCCGATGAGGCCCGTGAACTTCGTTTGGATGCAGCAACACGCGAGATCGCAGACCAGGTTCGTCCTGTCGCTGACGCTCCACGCGCAGAGCGCAACGACAACGATGTAATTCGTTCGATGGCAAAAGGTGAAATTCGTTCACACATGTTTGAGAAGCGTGATGTTGTAAAGACATCAGCAGGCGCACCAGTACCAACATCGTTCTACGACCAAGTGATCATGCTTGCTCGTACGGTTGGTCCAATGCTCCAGACTTCAACAGTCTTGAATACAGCATCAGGCGAAAACCTTCAGATTCCATCACTTGCTCAATACTCGACAGCGGCAATCGTTGGCGAAGGCACAGCAATCGCAGAATCGGATCCAGTATTCAACTCATTCATCACATTGGGCGC